TACTAGTTTAGCATCGTATTCCTTAGTGAATATTTCCTGAGAAGCATCCCTATGTAGCAATCCGCCATCGTTGTCTATATCGAAGTTGATACATCTTGTGAGTTCTACGTTTCCATAGTTCCCAGTCTTTGTAACAGCAGGTGCTTTGATAGCAGACGGGTCATTCATATTGTTGATCCCGTCAAATCCTGTGATACTCCATACGCTCATCGGAATGCACCCATTGAGTTATTCGGGGATAATCTTCGTTCAAGGACAGTCTCTTGTTGCTTAATAGTATCAATATCTATTGCGAACAAGTTTTCATATTCAGCAGACTTTGCCTTATCTATAATATCAGCATCCTGCTTGGAATACATAAGTGCCAATATACCATTCATCATTAACTGGTGATATGCCTCTCTAAACTCAGGTTCATCATCATCATTGACTAAGCCTACCAATGGCAATCTTTTTACCTGTAGCCTAAGAGTGTCCGCTTCCTCTGACCTAAAGTTGAGGGCTATCTTCTTGTTAGTGAGGTCAGTAGCATATTCGGTAGGAGCACCAATTACTTGTTCCCACCATGTATTGTCTTGCCATTTACGAGATGATACCTTAACCAACTTCCAAGGTCTTGTTACCCATTTAACTTCTAGGATTTCAAGAATGCTTGGATGGAGGTCGTATAGGTATTGGCATACATCTTTTTGATAAAGCCATGAAGCAGGATCGTTAGCCCAGATATAATCAATCGTACCTGCCTCATAAGTTGTATGGTCTACTATTGGGGCTTCAATTAAGCAAATAGAAGATGTTGAGTCAGTAATACACCTAGTCTCTCTGGCAATCTTTTGATAGACCCTATTCACATAGGTATCCATCTCATCAGATGGCCATAGTCGATCTTCGTCAACCAGAGCTGTATCTCGTGCGATACTCCAACATTCTTCTTTTATGCTTAACAGATTCATAGTTATTCCTTGTTTGAATAAACAGCATCCAATATTTCTTTATCAACAATAAACCCACAAATAGCGGTTACGTTCTCTTTTAGATGTCTACCATCAACGATTAAGTTTGGCGGTAATATCTTGCAAGCATTAGTAGCAGAGGCAACCTTGTTACGAAGGTTCATCTTTAAGTTGCTCTCTGGTCTCACTGAGGCAGCCGTTTCACCGTTATAATCTTCTACATGATGGATACTCTCACCTTTAGGTGGTGTAAGTTCTGCTTCTAGTTTATCAAGCCGTTCTGAGACAACAGCTAACTGTTCCTCAAGGTCTTTGATTGATGTTCTCTTAATCTCTTTTTTTGCAAGGGCCATATTTCAGGTGTCCTTTCCTGTAAAAAGAAGGGGGCTAGTTTCCTAACCCCCTATCTTAGTTAAACGTCAAATGTTGGCATACCAGCATCAGGAATCTCTGCAAAGAACAGAGTTACTGTACCAGCACCAGTGGCTGTTGCATTCAAGGTTTCATCAGAGGCAACTTGTGTCCCTGAAGTAGCCACATCAGAACCTGAGTCAATATTGATAGCAGTTGCAAGCCCATCAAAGTAAGCACCAAGCACAAGGTAGTTCCCACCGTCCAACAGAAGATCGTTGTCAGCAGTAACGTCGAATTTAACACTTCGTAACAATGGGCCAGTTACGGATTTTGCATTGCGAGTAGTAGCCATTTCAAAGCTCCTTTACTTATACGTTTTTGATGAAGTCAACACCTAATAGTGCTGGCTTGATAATTTGGCTACCATATACTTGTAGACCCTGCATCAACTTACCAAAGCTAAATGGGTTGTCGATGATACGGCTCTCGGTAATCTGAGTAGCAAAGGTAGTTGCGTAGTTGCAACCGAACAATACTGCTGTAGACTCAAGAGCCTCAGTAGATGCTGGCAAGTTGTTTGAGCCATAAATCTCAAAACGGTCAATGCCGGGGATTTTACCAGTCATTAACGGAGACTTGTCTTGACCAGTTGCATAAACCTGGGCAAACTGACTACCAATGTCTTTCAATGTCTGCATAGCCCAGAAAGGTAATACTACAAACCGACCAGCTTCAGGGGCGTTGTTCTCATCGAGATAACGACCATAGAGCAGAATCTGCTTGATTATATTAGCAGAAGTTGCACAGCTAACAGCAGCGTCAGAAAGACCCATAGTAGTACCAGCAACAGTACCAGCAGTAAGGGTAGTACCCTTAGCAGTAGCACCACCAGCAACCAATGCACCTTTGGCAATAGTGTAATTGTCATAGGCTAGTCCATCAGCATCATAATCAGTTACTGTAGCTTTAGCTTTACCAGCGGCAGCAGCACCAGCAGCACACATAGAAACAAGGATGTTACGGTCAAGCACTTGCTTCATCTGAGCAGAAGCATCATCGCCCCACTCATTCATGAGCTTGATGTCAGACTGGAACTCATCTACACGGTCAATAGCGAAACTGAAACCTTCACCTTGATCAATCTTGAGAGTAACAAATGGACTCTCAGGATTCTGAATAGGAAGAACCATACCTTTTTTGTACTTGAAAGTCTCAATCTTGGCACGAGTACGGATATAAACCGAATCGCCCATATCCTTGATGTCGCCTTCATAGTCAGTTTGACTAATCTTACCGAACAAGGTTTGTGGGTAGAACTTCTTTACAAGAAGTGCCGAATAAATTGAAGGGATATACTTAGACGCACTGTCTGAAGCATAATCGGGGGAACCTGGTTGTACTGGGAAAATTGCCATTGTCTTGCTCCTTAGCTAATTCTGTTCTCGCTAGGCGCAGAGAGTAAGTCATTCCACATTGATTGTGATTCTTCTGGAGTGTACTTACCTTTTCTGTCGTCCAACTCGAACTGTTTGATTGATCCTGCTGTCCATCTGATCTTCTCGTCAGCAGCAGGAACTTGAGTTTTAGTTTGTCGTGATGGAGCAATGAGAGCATCCTGATCTGGTGTAGGCTTTGTCTCTTTCTTGGTATCTGTCTTGTCACCAAAGAAGATATTCATTACCTTAGCCATCTTCACGTTGTCCCATTGCTTGTTATAATTCTCAAGCAGCTCACCATAGGTGTAAAGTCCACTTGGGTCTTCTTGTGTTAGAAATTCTTGAAACTTAGGATTTACCCCAATGTCTCGCCAATCTCCATTTACATTGCCGTCTAAGTAATCAGCAAACTCTGTCTTCGCAGACTGGATCTGTGACTCTTCAACACTTTCTACTTTGTCTCTAATGGGGTTAATAACATCTTCAGTTTGTTGCTTCAGTGTAGGCTGTACCTTAGAATCAAAGTAAGCATCTAAGTATCCCAACAAGTCTTCGCCATATTCTTCTTTGAATTTAGCAAGCTTGTCGTCTGGAATCTCTAGCTTCTCTTCTTCCTTAGATGTTTCAGAAATTGTATTAAGCTTCTCAAAGATGCTTTCTTTCAATTCCTTCAGCTCGGTGTGTAGCCTTGGCACTTCAGCATCATACTTCCCTTTTAGGGAATTGTATTTCTGCTCAAAGATGTCAACCTTGTCCTCAACAACATCCTCAGTATCACCTTCGTCGCTGGCTGACTCGTCAGTGGAACCACCACTGTCTTCATCAGTTTCAGCTTCTTCGGTGGCCTCGGTGTCAGAAGCTTCATTGAGATTCTTTAGAAACTCTTCTGCTTCTGCTGCGTTGTCTTCTACTTGTTTTGGAATGCCCATCTTGTTTCCTTTTCTGGTGGCCCATTAAGGTATCACCTGTTAAAAGTCTGTTACTGGTATGTGTTCGGTAGGCTCCGTGTCAGCTACCTCAAGTGTATGAATAAGACTGTCAATGGCTATAGCATAACCCTTGTGAATGTCATTCATGCTTGAATCGTCCTTTACGAAAGCCTTGTAATTCTCTTGCGATAACTCTTTCAGGTATTCAATAAATTCTGAGCCTTCAGGAGATACCTTTATATTTCTTAGCATTATTTCTATTCTACTATTTGGCACTATTTACTCCTGCCTTTGCTCCGCTAGGGGTAGTCGCCTTGGGCTTTGTAGGGCTACCACCGCCATTGGCTACTTGTCCATTTGTCTGCATAGGATCAATGCCAGCTTGTGACTTAAGCATTAGGCTGACAGTCTCCTCTACAGACTGTTCTCCCTCTAGTCGCTTCATGTCTGGTAGATCTATATCGTTTGACTTAGCTATCTGTGCCAATACGGAAGCAATGTTCTTAGGGCCAAGGATTTCCATATAAGCAGGATTAGCTACAACTTGTAAGTATTCTACCTTACGCTGTGCTTGTTGTTCTTTAGCTGATAGACCGCTTACTCCCTTAGCCACTACCCTTGCATCACCTTTGATAGTCTCATCACCTGAGAACTTCATATTGAAGTCGTAACACATCTGAACGTATGGTGAGATGATATCGTCATCTATGTTCGCTACAACCGCCTTTATGGAGCGTGAGGCTGCTGCTAGGAGTTGAGTGAAGACTGTTGCAGTACCAGTAGTAACACCAGATTGACTTGCCCCTTGTGCATAAGCAGGAACTGTCATCTCGTCCATTACTTTACCCAAGAACTGCCAAGTATTAATCAATTCCTGACTGTGCATCTGTGGCTGGTAATAATTGACTGCTGGCCCTTCATTCTTCATCTGCATTGAAGTAGATTCAATTTGTCGCCAAGGATAAATAGGAATAGCAGTATCGACCCTATCCTTATCAACCTCAGCCATCGGGCCTGAAGCAATGGCAACATTGTTAATCAATGCTCTCATTACTGCATTCATTGCATCTTCAATAGAAGAAGCGAACTCAATAAGCCCTTCACCAATAACCCATTCAGGGTTCTTTGCCCAAGAGGACATGTGGTAAGGCTTGCGCCCTAGACTGTCTGGATTGATAACAGCTTTAATTACATGCGGACCAATCTTCCAGCAATTAACCTGATACTGAGCATGAGGATCTAATTGTGTCTCCATGCCCCATTCAAGCAACATGCTACCAGCGACAGAACCATAGAACTCTTGTGCCCTAATGGTATTCTCTCCAATAGCTAAAGCATTTCTCGTTATTGGATTAGTTGTCTGTATCGGCTTTGCATCTTTAGTTACTTGGTTGACTACTGTTTCGTCTTCTACCTCAAACCATTTATTCTTTATGTTCCCAGAATCTATTTTAGAAAGAACAGCTTTAAGCTCTTCATCGCTATATCCTGGCACTCCAATTAAATCAGTAATGGCTTGTCTTGTTAGTTCGTGAATCTCAATAATATCACCATCAGCAAGAGTCTTGATTCCGCTAGAGGGAAAGATATTAAACGGGGAAACTGCATAAACATCGTTAGCTAGGGTGTCGATAGTAACTAAATCGTAGCCATTCTCTGTTTGTTGCCATTTCTGCTCTTTTCTCTTTGTAAGGATAGGCCCTTTAATGCAACCAAACTTCAACCTAACAAACGAGTAGAGGAAGTTCTTAAATGCGTCTGTCCATCCACCTTCTTGGTTTTGGTCTTTAATCAAAACAGAAGCACGTTCACAACGCTCTTTAGCCTCTTTTAGTTGGCCAGCCTTCGCCTCGTCTAACTTTTCTTCATAATAGTCCTGAAGCAGGTCGGCAACTTTAGCTGGGTTGATCTGAAGACCAGCCTCCATCATCTGTTGCTCGAACTGTAACGCCTGTTGACGTGTCTCTTGCTTAATCTTTTCCTTTGTATCATCCGGCAAGTCTGGGTCTGCAGTTGATTCCATAGACCATGGCATATCCGCTTCTGCTCGGTATAAATCCTTAATCCAAGACTCTGCTGCTCTAGCCTTGTTCTCGCCAGTACGAACGAATATATCAGATCCCTTGAAAGCTCTAATTGCTGCAGCCTTCTCTGGTTCGTACTCACCCTTAACCCTTCTAAGGATACTAACCATCTGAGCACGAACAGGCTTGAAGTCTTTCTGGTTCTGTATCCAAACAGAATGGATGTGTTCACCTAGCTTCTTAGTGACAACATCCTCCCTTGGTTCTTCAATCTTCTCCTTAAGGAAAGCCATATCCGCTTCTGGATCTGCCTCCAGAGAAGGTCTGTTCGTAGGCAATGTCATGACAGTTCCTTCATGAGTTCGTCAAGGGCTTGCTGTCGTTTACTCTTCTTACCCAATGCCGCAGTACCAGCTTCAAGCAATCCTTCCTTCTTATCCTTTAACTGACTTGGATGAACACCAGCACTAAAAGATACTGCATTTTCACCTTTTTTAATTGCTACACTTTTTCCTGCTTTGGCACTCTTTCCCATTGTCTGACTCCTAGGTACAAGCGTTCATGTAATTATTTATCTTTATAACCTTCTGACCCTTAGGTGCTGAAGGATAACTCCACATATTAGGTGATGCATTCATCATATAACGAAGAGCATCAAGTAAATGGTCATTTGTCTTTACTATCTGTCCTTTTTCGTTCCGATGGTATAACGACATTTCTCTTAATACACCAGAACACGACTTGAATATCTTTAACCTGCCAGTAGTGAACCGTTCCCATATTTCAAAGATTCCTGATTCAACTGCATTATTAGCAGGATATATCTTCAACCCTTCTGCTCTGTACAGATTATAAAGGGTTTCTCCATCAATCTGACTCCTACCTCTTGCAGCAGGGTCTATCTGCCCCTTAATCCATTCACCTCTAGCTTTAACTGCTCTAGCATGGACTATAGGCTCTGCTTGACCCTGCTTATGCTCTGAATACATGTAAACAATGTCATTGTCAACATCCCATGCGCCCCATACTGCTGCTGTGTTATTCCAACCAACGTCCATTCCATATAGTTTTTTGTAATGTTTTGGTAT